AATTAAACCTTGGTTATTCAAGTCTAAAGATAAAGTAATATCTATACATAAAAATAATATTTTATGTTTTGCAGTTCCTACAGATGATATTTCTGAGTATTATATGAATATTCGTAGTGGAAAACTAAGACAATCGCCTGAAGAAATAAAGAAACACAGAGCCGCTGCTTTTGGTAAATTGTTAGACCAATTGGGTGATGTTGAATATGACGAGACACAAGACTACTTAATGGGTAAGAAGACAGTACACTAAGGTAACTCTAAGGTAATCTATCTCTGAAGGAGGCACATGCCTATTATATACCATTTTGTTCAAATTGTCAAGCGCTTAAACCAAAAAAAATGAAAATAATTTATTACCACAAAATCTAGTATAACAGCTTGACTTTTTTACTAGATTGTGATATAATAGGGTAATATTTTAAAAAGGAATATAATATGAAAAATACACAACCAATCAAGGTTCCTAAAAAGAAAGAGCATTATGTCTCTAATAAAGAATTTTTAGTTGCCATGAAAGAATATAAATTAAAGTGTATAGCGGCAGAAAAGAAAAAGAAACCTAGACCACCAATAACTGATTACATTGGTGAGTGTTTTCTAAAGATTGCTAATCATTTATCATATAGACCAAACTTCATTAATTACACTTATAAAGAAGATATGATATCTGATGGTATAGAAAATTGTTTACAATATGTTTCTAACTTTGATCCAACAAAATCAAATAATCCATTTGCTTACTTTACACAAATAATATACTACGCATTTATAAGAAGAATCCAAAAAGAAAAGAAACAAACAATTATTAAACAGAAACTAATAATGAAGTCTGGTTTAGATGAGTTAGTTTCACAAGAAGCAGATAATACAGAATATCAAAACGCATATGCTGACTTTTTAAGAAAGAATATGGTAGAGATAGCACCTGATAAACCAAAAGAAAAGAAACCAAGGAAGAAAAAAGTATCTAAACTAGAATACTTTATGCAATGAAAAATATTATAGTTGTGGGTGGTGGTAGTGCAGGCTGGATGTCAGCAGCTACACTCATTCGTGCCTTTCCTGATAAAAATATAACTGTAATAGAAAGTCCAGATGTATCTACAGTTGGTGTAGGTGAAAGTACATTAGGTCATATCAATGGTTGGTTAAATTATCTCAACATTGAAGACAAAGACTTTATGCCTTACTGTGACGCTAGTTATAAGTTATCAATTAAATTTACAGACTTCTATAAAAAAGGTGCAGGTTCATTTCATTACCCATTTGGCAGACCATATTATTGGGACGATAAAGAAAGAAACAAATGGTACTTTAGAAAACAATTATTAAATTTACCTAATAGTGATTATGCTGAGTGCATGTCACCCAATGTATTAATTTCTAATGCTAATAAAATAAGTGATATTAATGATATTTTACCTAACTACAATTTTAAAACAGATACCGCTTATCATTTTGACGCCACTAAATTTGGTTTATGGTTAAAAGAACATTATTGTTTACCAAGAGGTGTGAAACATGTATTAGAAAATGTAAATCTTGTACAACAAAATGATAATGGTGTATCACATATCAATTCACATGAATGTGATTTAGTCATAGACTGTACAGGTTTTAAATCTATGATATTAAATAAAGTTGGTGGTGATTTTATATCTTACAATGATATATTACCTAATGATAGTGCATGGGCAACAAGAATGCCATACACAAACAAAGAACAACAACTAGAACCATATACAAATTGTACGGCGATAGATAATGGTTGGGTGTGGAATATACCTAGTTGGGAAAGAATTGGTACTGGTTATGTTTATTCAAGTAAATATATCAATGATGATGACGCATTAATACAATTTAAACAATACTTAGGTAGAGACGATTTAGAATTTAAAAACATCCGTATGAGAGTTGGCAGACAAAAAGAAATGTGGATAAAAAATGTATGTTCAATTGGTTTATCTGCCGGATTTATAGAACCATTAGAGAGCACAGGTCTTTTACAAACACATACGTTTATAATGAAACTAGTATCTAATTTAGAACGAGGTGATTTTTCACAATGGGATAGAGACACACACAACTTAGAGTGTAATAGTATTTTTGATGAGTATGTTACATTTGTTGCCATGCATTATGCCTTATCATTAAGAGACGATACACCATATTGGCAAGATGTAAGAAAAAGAAGTTTGGTACATTTAAAAGAAGTACAATCTTTAATGAATGCCAAAATGCAAGATTACTATTTTAACCCATTAGGTGGTATGCATTATATAGCAACAGGTTTAAATTGGCAGGCAGTATCATTATTAGATGTAGAACAATTATTGTATGACCCGGATACAAAAGAGATAAACGAAGAATGGACAAATCATTTAGAACAAAACAAACAAGATTGGCAAAAAATAGTAAATACTATGCCATCTTTATATCAATATTTAAAAGACAACATATATGAAAATCGCCCTAGTTAACGACACACATTTTGGATGTCGTAATGACAATCCAAATTACCATGAATACATGTATAAGTTTTGGCAAAAACAATTCTTTCCATACTTAGAACAAAACGATATCAAAACAATTATTCATTTAGGTGATATATTAGATAGACGTAAGTATGTAAACTTTAAAACACTTACTGATTTTAATAATAAGATAGTAAGTCAATTTAAGAAATATGATACACACTTTATAGTAGGTAACCATGATACCTATTACAAGAACACAAATGAAGTAAACGCACCTAAAGAATTGTTAAGTCAGTTTAAAGTTTATTCAGACCCACAAAAGATTACAATTGCAGGACATGATATATTGATTATACCATGGGTAACACCTGAAAACTACGATAGAACTAAAATGATGTTAGAACAAGAAACAGCAGACATTGTTATGGGTCATTTAGAGATTAAAGGTTTTGAAATGCATACTGGACATCATTCAGATGTAGGTGTAGAAAAAGAAATGTTTAAAAGATTTGAAACAGTATTATCTGGTCACTTTCATAAGAAGTCAGATGATGGTCATATATTCTACCTTGGTTGTCAATATGAAATGACTTGGTCAGATTACAAATGTCCTAAACACTTTCACATTTACGATACAGAAACAAGAGAACTTAAAGCAATACGAAACCCTTTAACAATACATCATAAAATATATTACAATGATGAAACAACAGATTATAAGAACTTTGATTTTAACGAATGTAATAACAAATACATTAAACTTATAGTAGAAAAGAAATCAGACTACTTTATGTTTGATAAGTTTGTTGATGATATTTACCAAAAGTCTAATGTATATGATTTAAAGATTATAGAAGATTACTCAGACTTAGACGCTTCAACAGTAAATGATGATATAGTTGAAAAGACGGAAGATACACCAACCTTACTTGACACCTATATAGAACAAACAGATACGAATTTAAATAAAGATAGATTAAAAACATTAATGAAAAGTTTATATACAGAGGCATTTGATTATGAATAATTATGACCACAAATATTTAAATATAACTTATCCTTTTGGTCCTTACATTTATCATTGTGAACTGGATCCAAAGTTTATACAAGAACTAATTGAACAAGGTGATAAAACAACAGATAGTTACCAACAAGAAGATGGCACAATTACAAATCAAATACTTGAAGGTGCTCTTGCAGGTCAATTAGATACAGGAAACGAAAGACAATTTAATCCTAATCAACAAAGATGGTTTAATAAAAATCTTAAAGAAGTCTTTTATCATTATGTACAAAGTAGATTTAACTTTCATAGAATAGAATATAAACCAGATTATGTATTAGAAAATGTATGGATTAATTATCAACACGCCAATGAATATCAACCTGACCATATACACTCAGGTGATTTTAGTTGGGTTATATATTGTAAAATACCAGAGGGTTTAGAAGAAGAAAGAAAAAATTATACGAAGAAAGGTCCTGCACCAGGTAGTATTGTATTTGGATATGGCGAAGCAGCAAGTAATCCAGAAACAAGTTATCCTTGGAATACTACCACGCATAGTGTTATACCAAAAGAAGGACACATGATTATATTCCCGGCACAAATGAGACACTTTGTACCACCATTTAAAAGTGAAGGTACAAGAATATCAGTAAGTGGTAACGGAGTATTGTATATGCCAGACCAAAAATTATATCACATGGGAGAAAAGCGTTACGAACTATGATAGTATTTGAAAAGATTAAATGGAAGAACTTTCTTTCAACAGGACAACAAGGCATAGAAATAGATTTAAACAAAGACGCAACAACACTTATCATAGGTCACAATGGTGCAGGTAAGTCAACGATACTTGACGCATTGTGTTTTGCCTTGTTTAATAAACCTTTTAGAGATATAAAGAAAGAACAATTAATTAACAGTATCAACTTAGGTGGTACTGAGATAGAAGTAAACTTTACCATTGCACAAAACAAGTATAGAGTAGTACGAGGTATTAAACCTAATATATTCCAGATATACTTAAATGGTGAAATGATAA